TTATAATATATAGTAACATAAAAATTCGCCTAAATCCTTTTTATAATAAATACTATTTTCATAAAAAAGTTAGCATCACAAAATAATTCATCCGAAAATCAAAATGAGAGCATTATGGTCACAACTCACTTTTTAGTGTTTTTCCCTATATTAATAAGCACTTTTGGAAAATGGACATTTATAAATGTCCAAATCCGAAAAACTTTCGCCAAACCTGAAAACGTAAATTTATTGAATTTATATATTAACACTGAAAATACATAAATTAATTAAATATATTATAAATCATTCTTATCTATCGTAACACATTTGGATATCTTCCGAATAATCTTACTTTCGCTCTCGGCAAATTCGCCTTTGCCGCCCATCGCTTGGTTCATTATCCCGAGATATTTATCGTTTAACGGATGTTGTAGATTCATGCATTGCGGATGCGCATTACGCCAAGGTATCATCAAATCGCCATTTTTCTTGGTAATATATTTAATTGCCATCCGGAGTTTTTGATAGAGTTCTGTTTCTTTTTCCCAGACATCGTTATCACGGACGTATACTGTTTCACGCTTTAAATCGCTACAATGAATTGGACGTTTGTATATATCCATCTCACTTAACTTTCTTACCATTTGTCGCGAAATACCTTCGACATAACCGAGTTCGCCCAGTTCTTCCAAATCCGAGAAATCCAGCGTCATTGAATTCACAAAATCAGTGAGGTTCATTGCATCTTTACATTTTTCATTCAAAAACACTTGCATATTGAAGGTTTTGTTGTTGTTATAGGAATTATTAACACCGCTGGTTTTACATACGTTTAGCATTTGCTGTTGTAAATCTTGGTTTTGTTTTTGCATTTCAATTGTTTGTTTTTGAAAATCGATATTGCTGTTTTTACAGACTTCTAACATTTTCTGGTGCATTTCCATTGTTTGTTTTTGTAACTCCGTATTGCTTTTAACCAATTCAATTATTAATGTTTTCATATCTAAATCATCTATGATTGTGTTTTTGGTTTCATCTTGGTCAGTTGTTAATTTCGGTGTTTCGCTTGATATAACCGTCTTACATTTTTTTTTGTGTTTCCATAATCCCACATTGGATTTATATTCTTTATGACACGTAATACAACTAAATATTGGCGATTTTTCTATTATCTGATGATTAACGTTTATTAACTTTTGGTGCTTATTGGTGGTTGTGTGTTTGTTATAATCACTTTCTTTGCTACATTTATAACTACAAGGGTCACAACTAAATTTGGCGACCTTTTGCGACTTTTCGATTAACATACTTATATAATTAGTTAATATAAAAATCGCCTAAATCCTTTTTAATTAAAATTATAAAATCACCAAAAAAATAGCATCACAAAATAATTCGTCCGAAAATCAAAATGAGAGCATTTCAGTCACAACTCACTTTTTCGTGTTTTTCTCTATATTAATAAGCACTATTGCAAAATGGACATTTATAAATGTCCAAAACCCAAAAACAAATTCCAAACCCAGAAACTTGTTTTTTTATGAAATTTGTAATTTGTAATTTATAAATTAATAAATGTATTAGAATATAATATATTGTAATAAATAACATATGGTTAATAAACTTTCAGACGAGCAAGAATGTCCGATTGATATATATTTATATAATTTTATTAATGGTCATTTACATATCTATTATAATTTAGGAATGACACCAAATATGGTTACCACCTTAAGTATTTTGTTTGGGTTTTTGACAGCATACCAAATATCACATAATCAATTTGGTTATGCATCGATATCATTAATTATATCTTATTATCTTGATTGTGTTGATGGGAAGTTAGCAAGAAAATATGATATGATAACGAAATTTGGAGACTTGTATGACCACTTTGGTGATTTTTTAAAAATATTAGTAATAATGTATTCATTATTTCAAACATCAAAAAATTTAACAATAACAAAAGTATTGTGTTTTAATATAATACTATTAATTGGTATTTTACAATGTGTTCATATGGGTTATCAGGAGTGTATTTATAATAAAAGTTGTGAGTCACCTTTTTTAAATATTATAGGCAAAGTTGTTTCTATTGATAAAAATCCAAAAAAAACAATTCAATATACCAGATATTTTGGATGTGGAATGTGGTATTTGTGTTTTGCTTTACTTATTATTTTCTGGGGTAAATGAAATGACGGATGTAAATGAAATGACGGATGTAAATGAAATGACGGATGTAAATGAAAATAATATAGAAGAACCATGGTATTTTTATATTATTCAGAATAAAGGATGTACTTATGCAGGTGTATCGCCCGACCCAGTAAGACGATTAAGAAAGCATAATGGGGAGATATGCGGGGGGGCAAAATACACCACAGGCAAGGGACCCGGATGGACGCACGTATGTCTTGTGAGCGGTTTTCAAACCAAAAAACAGTCACTCCAGTTTGAATGGGCAGTAAAACATGTGCCTCCGCGTAATGCTGGAGGTTTAATACATCGTTTAAAAAAACTATACTGTGTTTTAAATAAATTAAATTGGACGAGCAAATCTCCATTAGCGACTAGTGTGCCGCTTACACTTCAATGGAAAATAGAAAAACCAGAACTATTAAAAACAGATGGATTGCCTAGTTATGTTACAGAAAAAGGATATAATTCAACATTAATTTAATTGTTCTTCAACAATCAACGAAAAAGACCAATCATTATCATTTAAATTAACCAAGTTCCCTTTATCGTCGGTTAAACGAACAGTAAATCTATCCAAAACTATTGGAGATGCATAATCTCTCTTAAATATTGCCAAATCAGCACCGAATTTTACATATGGTTCAGGTCTTAAATTAGTAATTCCAATTAATGGAACAATTGCAAAAGCAGAACCAGATGTAGGACCGGACAATTGGTTACTATAACCGATAACATTATTATTTGCTATACTAGATTCTTTGATTGCATTTATCGTATATTGTTGTGCTCTCGTTAAAGAACCTTCACGTGTTTTACACTCAAATTTAACTGTTTGATAAAAATCAGATTTGCTTACTGATGCAGAATTTTTAGTGTTTGTGATATTATAAAGACCACTAGATAAACGTGCGGTATAATCTTCTATTGATAATATAAAATATTTCGGTCCATATACATTAATTAATGAATTTGCTGTTATAGAATTCTCATCTCCAGGATAAATATTGATACTAACATTTCCAGTTACGGTATCTGGTTCATTGTGAAATCCCAAAAACCATCCAAGAGTTGTATTTATTCCCAACGTTTGAAAATTGGATAAAATAAAATTTCCACAATTGTTGAAATTAACCACATTATCTTGTATATAAAAGGTAACCGTAACATAATCAGATAAAGTATCTGTATTTGTAAATTTTATTTTTCTTGTTTTATGGTCGTAGGACACTTCTAATTTTTCAGTAGAAACATTCTGTGCAGCAATATTATTTATGGTTGTGACCATTTCCTCGGGTGTATAATTTCCATCAGGAATATTAATAATAATACCGTTGTATAAAAAGAAGGTATTCCCTGCTCTAGCATTAAAAGCATACCAAGAAGTCGGTATTTGATATGAATAAAGACGAATGGATATTGCTTTTGTTATCGGATTCGATAAACTAAATGTAAAATTAGTATTAAATGATGCAGATTGTGGATTGTCTACATATGGCAATATAGTTGTTCGGTATTGACTATCAATATTAATAATATGTTTAGAAATAATAGGTTCACCTCTTACAGTATCGCCCATTGATTGTAATGGTCGTTCGGCAATATTTTGAGATATACTAGTATAATAATCAACAGTTGCTGTTTCTTGTGGTTTGCTTTTGCCATTAGTCCAGTTATCATTAATCGTATTTACATCTTCATTGGTATATTCATTTGTTTGTTCTAGTGTTTCTGTTGTTTTTTCTTGAATATATCTAAAAAAATCATTTATTTCAGTATACTCTTCGCTATATTCATTGCTCTTTATTATATCACCGCCGATTTTATCAATAATATTCGGTATATTTGTTAATTCGTCATCAATATATCTTATATTTTGAATTGGGGATACAAGTGCGTTTAATGCTTTATCACTTTCTATTTTAAAAGATTCTTTTAAATCGGTATTTTCTAATTGCTCTATAATATTATTTGCTTTATTTTTAATATATTGAATTTCATCAATATATTCATTTGTTCCTTCTAATGCATCTAATGCTTTATCTCTTGCCTGTTCAAAAAAAATCTTTAAATCATCATTTCCCTCTTCTTCCATTCTGGCAATAATATCGTTTGCTTTATCTTTAACATTAAATATATTTGGGTCGGATAAATTCAAAATTTCAAAAATATCCATAACGGTATAATTCTCTATATCAGTATCTATATTATCATACAGATTTGTTGTATTTTCTGGAGTTTCCATATTATTATAATTATCTGTTATTATTTTAAGTTTATTGTATTTTTATATATTGTTGCATAATGTTAATTTTATATATGGTTCTTTTTTTACAGTTCCTTTTTTTGAGTAATAAATGTTCACTAGTAGAGTTGCAGGGCAGTAGTGAATGTGTATTAGGTGTGGTAAGGAACCACATTTAGGGGAGTGAAAGAGAATGGCGAAGACCCGACCCACTCATAATTTGGTCGTTGTGAGACGGTTCAGAACTCGGGACGGACAAAGGTCGGACGGGTCTATGTCCTGTGGTTCTACTCCCCAACAAGAAAACCAAAGATAATAAGGATTTTATGAAGGTTTCTTAAAATTGAAATGCTTTTTGGGTTAACTCTAATTAGTAACCCTGACACAACAAGTCAACATAACAAAAAGAAATAAGATGAGTTCTATAATCGCTCCTGCCGCTCCTGCCGCTCCTGCCGCTCCTGCCGTTGAAGTTGAAGAATGTGTGGTTTGTTGCGAACCATACAACAAGCGTAGTCACGCCCCAGTGGAGTGTGAATACGCTGAATGTAAGTATAAGGTTTGTATTGGGTGTGTCCGCACGTATTTGGAGTCTAGCACCAATGAGGCGCACTGTATGGAGTGTAATAAAGCGTGGTCTAAGGATTTTCAAGTAAAGTCACTGAAAGCGAGTTGGATTAACGGCGCCTACCGCCAACATCGCAAACAGCTTTTGGTTGACATTGAAATCAGCAAATTGCCCGAAACGATGGAAGCTGCCGCACGCTATAAGGCATTGAAGAGTGAACAGGCTTTGGCAATTGAACTCCGTTCAGAAATCAGCGTCCTTAAAAAAAAACAAGAGGATACGCCGCAGGAAGAGAGACAAAAAAAATATAATGAGTGGTTAGATATTCATTACACTCCAAATATTCAAAACCCATTGTTGACGAAACAATCAAAAGCCGTCTTGGAAAAAGAACGCATTGCCGAATGGCATCGTATTTACACTCCCATCCCCACTGAACAGATGAACCTGGTTGGGTACCAGCTGTTTTTATGTCGTCAGCGTATTCATGCTCTAAACCATCCTAACGCAGCTGACGCAGATGGCGCTTCTGCTACAGCTGAAGGCGAGAAAAAAGAAAAACGGGTCTTTATAATGCCTTGTCCTGCCAACGAGTGTAAGGGTATGCTTTCTACGCAATACAAGTGTGGCATCTGTGAGATGTTTGCTTGTTCAGAATGTCACGAGATGATCGGCGAGGATAAATCCACTGAACACACATGTGACCCCAACAATGTAGCCAGTGCAAAAGCAATTAAAAAGGAAACTAAGCAATGTCCTGGTTGCCCCAATCGCATCTATCGCATTGAAGGATGCTCTCAGATGTGGTGTACCGGGTGTCACACTGCGTTTGACTGGAACACTGGACGGGTCGTGAAATCACAGCAACTCCACAACCCTCATTGGTTAGACTACCAGCGCAATAAAAGTAACGGACAAGGAGCGATGCGTGCGCCTGGCGATGTTCCTTGTGGTGGTATGATTGGATATAACGAAACCCGCACGATTATAACTCAAATAGAACACTATCTGACGAAGTTGCTCAAGAATATGGTTAGTTCTTATACGGAGGAAGAAATGTATAACTACGTATCAGCTTGTATTGTGACAAGACAATTACTACAGTTATATGAAACCTTTTCACAAATTACGCGTAACTCTATTCGCTTGATTCGCGCGGAGTTACAGCACGAACAGAACTTTGAGACGCAACGCTGTAAATATATAGTAAATGAAATGACCAAAGAACAACTGTCTGCATTCATTTACACAAAAACAGCAAAGCGTGAACAAAAAACACACGTCCTTCATATCTATGAATTGCTCAGTGCGGTTGGTATTGATACGTTCAATGAAATTTATAACAGTAAATTACGGAACAATGATTTTGTCCTTTTCGTTATAGACAAAATGATTGAACTTGATGCTCTGCGTGTCCATTGTAATGGACTGTTTGCTCAACTCAGTTACACTTACAATCTCGCCACACCATTCATTCAACCCATCACATGGTTTATGGTAACTCAAAAACGAAACCAGAAAGAGTTGAAAGAAATGCTAGAAATAAGACCAGAACTAGACCATACCGTCGCGCGAAGTAAGCTTGTGGATTACGAATGGTTGACGTCAGGCGCTGGTTCTTCCGAAAAAATCCACGAGAGAATCATTAAAAAACGTGAAAGAATTATCCAAGAATCACTAGATAATATTAATGATATGGAAAATGATATGCGCAGTATTAGCGAGTCATCTACATTGGGACTAAACACACGTGAAAAAAAATTACAGGACGCAAAAGAAATGCTTGACCATTTGATTGATTTTGGAAATGACCAACAAGTGAAAGAGGCGACAAGTGGTGTGGATGAGGCTTCTAAAGCGCTTGATGATATGAAGTCATATATTATTTGGTATATGAACCTCATTCAGAAAGAGAAAGATTACTCCACCAAATTGATTGCAACCACCGATACGATTAAAAACAGAGTGTGGGAAGGAGGACCGATAGTAAAGAGTTTTAATAAGGAGAAAATAAAAAAGTGAATGGGGTTTCAATAATAAACTATTTGGGGAAGGGGGAGGGAGACAGAGTTTTTTTATTTGACCGTATAGTGTCTTTTAAACATATCCTTAAAATGTTTCAAAAAATTCACACGCTTATTGCTCATAATCCAATGAGGCACTGCCGTTATACCTTGCGCTCTTTTTAAATGACAGGCACCTTTAAATAATAATCGGTTAAAAATCTTAATTATTTTTTTTTCAAGGTCAGTCAATGAGGCATTTTCAATTTCATTTGTTTTTTCATTGTATTGGATTTCTATACGATAATCACCTTTGTAAATATAACGGTTATAGTTTCTATCTTCATAGAGTTGAAATTTTTTATCAGAGAGATTATGGCGATTTTTTAATAATCCAATTGCTTTTACTTTATTTTCGTCATTATGCATTTCTAAAACAATCATCGTTCCATAGATATGTTCCTTCACACATACCGGCGTCCCATAAATACAACCCGACTCCGAATCCCAATTATGACGCGCCATCCATTGTTGACGTTCATTCCATGTTTTTGTATTAAACCGAGTTGTAGTGAGTGTTATCATATACCTTTTTCGATTGATGGGTTGAATTGATATTAAAGAGAGATTTCAATATCAATTTTATTTGTATATAATTTGTATATAAATTATTGTTCGTGTGCCTTTATAGTAACAAGTAAAAATATAATATGTGGTATAATTGCTAATACCCATGAAATTAATTTATAACCTTCTTTACACAATTTATTTAATATAAAAATCCAAGTAATAAATATAATTGCCTTTATTATAAACCAAAATGCGGATGCCTTTTTTATTACTAGGTATAATAGTGTTAAAAATGTGACCAGTGTATAAAATTTGGCAGGCGTACAAAAATTCATAAATACATACATTTTATAGTATAATATAATGGTATAATAAAATATAATGTATAATAAA